CGACGCGCGGGCATAGGCTGCCGGGTTGTTGTCGTTGCAGTAGATGAAGTCGCGCAGATGCGGGTTGGCCTTGTCCGTGGTGTAGTAGACGATGTTGATTCGATCGCGGTTCCAGTCGCCGGCGAACAGGCGCATGTTGACGATGTCGTAGATGCGCGCCGGTGCATCGGCCCGATACATATCGGTCATCTCCATGCCGGCGAGATCACGAGCCGACAGCTTCTGCCCCTCAAAATGGGAGTGCGTCGAAGCCGTTTCGCGCAGATGCTTCAGGCGTTCCGACAGAACCTCGATCGCGGTCTGGATTGCTTCCATCTCGTTCCGCGTGCTCATTCTCGTTCCATTCATAGCTAATGATCCTCCTGTATTGCCCTTCGGGCTTCACGACGATTGAGACCGGCCTACGCAGGCCGGGCGATAGTGCGATGGCATCTTCGATGGTTGCTGGCAGCCACTCGCGACCTTCGCCGCTGCGCTCCATCCACCATCGTTCTGCCTTGGTCTTTGCGAATCCTTGGTGCCAGAGGCACACCCACTCGCTGACGATATCGAGCCCGCAGGCGTAGTCCACTCGCAAGCTATCCGGCTTGCCGAGCTTCTTGTGCTTTCGGTAGAAGACCCGATCGACGGTCTTCGTGACTGGCTGTTCGTTCGACGAGAGCAGCGAGATCGTCGATGCCGTCTCGTCGTGCTTCGGCTCGTCGTTGATCGGGAACTCGTAGCCGCACTCGACGCAGACGCGAGCAGCGATCCAGTTCTGGACTTCGCATTCCGGGCAGACCTTCGCCATCGGTTCGCCGGTCTCGCCCGTCGATGCGTTCTTCGGCTTGATCTTGTCAATCGGCCCATGCCGCATCACGTTGCCTCCGAAGTCGAGCACGAGGCAGTCAGTCTTGCCTTCTGCCGTCCTCATTCCTCGACCTACGATCTGGACCCACAGGCCTGCGCTCTGCGTGGGTCGTAAGACTGCGATCAGATCAGTCTGCGGAGCATCGAAGCCAGTCGTCAGCACCGAGACGTTGACGAGAGCTCGCAGCTTGCCGGCTTTGTAGTCGTTGAGGATGCGCTCGCGCTCCTGCTTAGGTGTGTCGCCGAACACTGCCTCAGCGTTGATGCCGTGCGTGCGGAGCTCGTCGAGCACCTTCTGTGCGTGCTTGATGCCGACACAGAACACGAGCCAGGATCGGCGATCCTTGCCGTGGTGCACGATCTCGACGACAGCCTTCTCGACGATACCTTCTGCTTGTGCTGCGCGCTCAAGATCGCGAGCGATGAACTCGCCGGCGCGCTTCTTGACTCCTCGTGTGTCGATCTCTGCGTGCGTCTGCTTCGGCACGACTCGGCACAGAAAGCCGCGGTCGATCAGATCTGTGACCGGAAGCTCGTATGCGATCTCGGAGAAGATTCGGTCATCGCCTTCGCAGAGCATTCCACCCTGCAAGCGATATGGAGTTGCCGTCAGACCGACCACGCGCACGTTCGGGTTGACGTTGGCGACACCTTCAAGGAACGCCCGATACATTCCTTCGGCCTTCTTCGGAACGAGGTGCGCTTCGTCGATGATGATCAGATCTTGCCGCGGTATGATGGTCGACTTGCGATAAATCGACTGGATGCCGGCAAACGTGATCCGCTCGCGAGCCTGCTTCTTGCCGATGCTTGCCGAGTAGATGCCGACCGGAGCTTGAGGCCAAAGCGTTCGCAGCTTCTGGTAGTTCTGCTCAATCAGTTCCTTGACGTGCGTCAGCATCATCACGCGCTGCGTCGGCCATCGGAACAGGATGCCCTTCACCAGCGCCGCAATGATCAGCGACTTGCCGGCGCCTGTCGGCAGAACGAGAAGAGGATTGCCGCGCTGTTGCTCGAAGTAGTCGTAGAGCGAAGCGATGGCGTCTTGCTGGTAGTCGCGAAGGTTGAACATCTGAAACCCGACAGAGAAAGAACCGGCCAGCACTCAAAGACCCGTACCCATCAGATCCTAGAGTTCACGCTGGCCGGCTGTCTGGCAACACACCAGACTAGAAAGTCACTTGCGCGCCCACGGCGGCGAACCGGCACCGCCCGAACTCTTCGCCGCTGGCGTAGCTGGAGCACCGCCGTCGATCGCGCGGTATCCCTTGATCTCGTTCGTCGGTTCGTATCCGGCGTTGCCCGGACGAATCACGACCTTGGCCGAGACGACGATACCGTGGAGCTCTTCGCTGTCGGTGATCGCCGACTTGCCGCACGCCTGCACGAGCGCCTTGAGGTCGCGCTGTGCGATCTCGACGGCAGTCGTGTTTGCGTTCCAGAGGTTGTATCGCTGCCAGATCTTGCGCCCGCGGATCTGCGGGTGCGTATTCTCGTCCGGCTCGAACTCGACCTGAAGATACTTGCCGTCGCCGGCCTTCGTCATCTTCTGCTCGCTGGTGACGATACGCATGGCATACCATCCCGGCGGCAGCGGCTCGTAGCTCGGCGTGCCTGCGACGCCATCCAGATCAAAATCAATGTTGACCATTTCTCAGTCCTCCTTGGTTTGGTTGGTGAATGATTCGCCGATGGCCTGCTCAAAATCAGCCCAGGACAACGGCAGCTCTGACGGTAGCTGATAGCGGTTCTTCGCGCGCCATGCCGGGCGCTCTTCGGTGTGGATGATGCGCTCGCCTCGACCGGCACCGCGCGTGCGCTCCTGACCCTTGACGGTATCGCGCACGACGTGGACCTTGTAGCTCGCGAAGAGCAAGCAATCGGCCCACTCGCAGACGATGTCGTTCGCTCGCTTGTCGAGCCTCATCTGGTAGCGATCGAACGGCTCATGCTCCGGCGACTCAAACCGCTTGACCTCGCTGTGCGCGATGACGATCACGGTCATGCCTTTCTCCCGAAGAGCATCGAGGCCGTGCAGGAACGTCCGCATCTCGTCGGCTGCGAAGACATATCCCTTGCCGTATCCGAATGCCTCGATGTTCGGCTTGCGCTCGCGCATCGCGACGTGCTCCCAGATCAGCGGCTCAAGCTGGTCGAGACTGTCGATCACGACGGTGCTGAAGTCGTGCTCCTCCGTCAGAAGTGCCGTGATGGCTTCGAGCACGTCCTGGTAGCTGCGAGCGACGGGGAAGTGCGGCACGTCGAGCAGGCCCAGACCTTCTTCGGTCTGAATCAGAATCGGCGCCGGCGCGTGCGCGCCAAACGTCGTCTTGCCGATGCCGGGCGTTCCGTAGATGACGATCTTCGGCGGCTTCGGAGTGTTGGTGCGACGCACAGACGCGAGGCCGACAGGCCGGCGCGTTGGGTCCAGTGGGATCGGTCCAAGATCAGACATAGTTCACCTCGTTTGGTTGGTGGGTTGGTGGGTTGCCGAGCTCACATGAGCTCGAAGTTCTTGCGGTGCAGCGCAGGAAAGTAAGCGTTCAGGCGCTGGATCAACTGCTCTTCGACGAGCACGTCGTTCTTGACGTAGTCCGAGAGCTCGTCGAGCGACATCGACGGCGCATCGCGTCCGTCCGCAGACTTACCGGGCAGGCCGAGCGCGCGCAAGTAATCTGCGAGCCGTCCTGTCTGCCGGCCAAAGATATCGACAGGGTCGATTATCCGAGACCAATCACGGATGCCGGGCCACCACGTTGGCAGCTCGACCTGATGCACCGCGCATCGCATCGCAAGAAACGGCACGTCGAAGGCTCGAATGTTGAATCCACCGACGAGCGGTGGCTCTTCCTGCCGGAGCAGAAACGACGAGAACGCATCGAGCACTTCAAACTCGTCCTCGCTGACGAATGCCTTGATCGGCGCATCGTCGCCGAGCATCGTCACTCCGATCGCTCGGATCTTGCCGTGGCACCAGTTGAGCGATGCCTTCTCGCGCTCCTTCTCAAACGCTGCCTCAACGTAGGCTGCGATCTTCGCTTCGTCTTTGTAGTTGCTCGGCGCCGACAGGCCGGCGCGGATCTGCCCGGTGAACTCCAGGTCGTCCCAGATGTTCGGATCGGGTGCGGTCTCGATGTCAAATACGATGCACGGGTTCATGCTTCCTCCTTGGGTGCGTGCC